CATCGGCGGCGGCAGATGCGGAATCAACTCGCCAAGCGCCGCGGCGCCCTCTTCGCGCTTCGTCGCCGTCGCCTTGCCCACGCTCACCGTCACCGCATACTTGCCGTTGTTCAGGTCGTAGAACTTCGGCAGCGTGTCTTTCAGCTTCGCAATTTCCGGGTCGATGTCCGGCCGAGACGTGGGCGGCTGGCCCTTCTCGCCAGGCATGAACGGCTGCCCGACAATCACCTGTTGCGGCTCGTCATCCATGCCGAGGATGTGAATCACCTGCCCGGGCTTCGTGATTTTCGGAATCACCTCGAGCGCCAGTTCCGCGGCATAGATGAGCGCCCGCCGCACGTTGTCGGGATAGTTGCTGTTGGCGAGGTCGGATTGTGACTGCAGCGCCTGCAAGGCACGCCCGCTGCGCTCGTTCGGATTGGTGTTGCCCAGCGAGGCATCGCCGGTCGACGTCGTGGCCTTGATGGCGTCTTCCGACACCCGCATCAGTTCCACGGCGGCCTGAATCGGCGGTTCCGTCGTGTCGAGCACCGGCGGCGGATACTGCTGCCCATCCGGCCCGAACGGGTCATACGGCAGATAGGCGTGGTTGACGGTATTGCGCGTCTGCCAGATGCTCTTGTAGTTCGCCACGCTCTGCGCGGCCACCATCGGCGCATTCTTCGGCGCCAGCGCGAAGATTTCCACCGCGCCGCTGTAGGTGTAGTTCACCATGCGCTGCGCGTCCATGCCCTCTTCGATGATGCCCCGCAGCCACACCTTGCCGTCGATGTTGAGCTCTTCCCCGAGAATCGGAATGATCGGAATGCGCGAGCCCACCCAATCGTATTGCTCGAGCGACTGGATGGCGTTGATCTTGTCGCACTTGACCGTCGGCACCCGCATCACACGCGTTTGCTCGGCGCCCTTCTGCTTGCCCTCGACTACGGACCCATCGGGCATCAGGGACAGTGTGCGGTTCTGGTAGACGATGCGCCAATATTCCGCGATGCGCACCATGTCTTCGGTCGCCCACGTGCCCATCTTGCCGCGGTCGCCGGTCGCAATGAAGTTCTCCAGCCCGCGCACATCCGCCTTCGGGAAGAGCCGCTTAAATTCGTCCTTGGAGATGTCTTCGGTGATGAACATGAACTGTGCATCACTGCGGGTCGGCTTCACCGCGGCGGGGTCACAGTAGACCGTCAGGCTGTTCGTGATGCGCTCGAGGAACAGCGCCTGCCACATCACTTCGTCGGTCAGCGCCCCGTCCCATGTCTCGTTCACGTAGTCCGTGCGCAGCCGGAACCAGCCGATGCCGCTCTCAATCGCACCATCCGCGGCCCACTCAATCGGCGATTCGCCACGCGAGTTGTTCTGCATCCAGCGCAGGTAGCCCTTGAAGATGTCGGCGGTGTCGGCATCGCTGCCGCCGCCGGCGGGCAGCACATCGAAGCCGAACTGCGCATTCTTGATGGTGTTCGATACCTGCCGCACAGGCTGCGAGAGGCGGTCGACCACCAGGCAGGGCCGTGGCGGTTGCGGCGCTTGCCCTTGGATGGCATTGCCCCCTTGACGGGCGAGCTTGATGGCATCGGGCCATTGGTCGCCGATGCGGAACTTCTTGGCGAGCACGATGCGCTTGCGCTGCTGCTCTTCCGCTTCCATCGCGCGGCACCAGCGTTTGCGCGCCTCGACAATCAGGTCGCTCGGCGACTGGTCAGCCATCTATGAGGCTCATCAGGCTGCGGAGGTCGCCGTAGTCATTGATGCCTGATTCGATATCGGTTTGATGCGCTAATAGATAATTTGTAAGCGCCAGTGTTTGCTCGGCGTTCAACGACAACTGCGGATAATTCCGCTGCTGACGGCGGCGATAGTTGCGTGCTCGTCGACGCTCATCATCCTCGCGCTGCATCGTGCCAGCCGCGAGGTCGTCACCGAAGATCATCGCTGGTCCCTTCTTGACCGCAGCAGCTCGCGCTCTACTTCGATGTCGGGCATCGCGCGCCGAATCAACTCGCGCCACTTCAGCACGTTGGTCGGCGCCGCCAGCATCTGGTGCTGAATCGCCGGCGAGCACGCCTGCAAACAAAAATAGTCGTAAATCTTGTGGAGCAGGCCGCTATCCTCACCGATGCGCAAGCCGCGCCAGAGCCCGCCCGCCACCTTCACCCACTTTTCGCGCCCGTCGCACACGATGCTGAGCAGCCGCAGCCGGTCACGCTCAATCTCGCGCATGAAGCACATCACGCTATCGGTCAGCTGCCGCTCTCGATGCGTGGAGTAGCCAGCGGTCGGGAGGTCGGGCAGTCGGAGAATCATGGCTTAGATGGCTGCAGAGGTTAGCACGGTTGCGGCCAGAAACAGCCACATTCCCATCCACCCGAGGTTCTGCCCACTGAATTGCGGTGTGGGCGCCGGCGGCTCCGGCACCTTCCGCGCCACGGTCTGCGCAAACGTGAGCGCCAGCGCATCGCCCTCGTCCGGGCTGGGCACGTCGCGCGCCTTCATTTCCTTCTTCGACTCCAGCCACACCCGCTGCTGCAAATCCTCACGCAGACCAGGCGCGGTCAGGTCCGACTCGAGCCGCGGGCTGATGTCGATGGCCCCGTTCAGCAGCCAGTCCTTCATCCGACCCCACATCATGTCCCGCATGTAGCGGTATTTCTTGTCGGGACTGTCGGCGCCGAAGTTCACTTCGAGCAGGTTGGTGTGTCCGAGCTCGCGGAGTCTGGTGCCGACACTGCCGGCGATGCCTGCGCTATCGAGAAAGAGCATTGATACACGCCGTCCTCCGTAACTTCCAGCCAATACGTCCGCAAGCCGGTTCGTGAGCACGGAAGGGTCACGCGTGAGTTCGCCGGCAATGCGGATAGCAGGGATAGAGCGGGCATCACGTCCTCGCCTAAAGCGGATGACGTTGCTGTCCTTTCCGCCCCACGCGAGGTCGCATCCCGCCACCAACGGCTCGTCATCTAATACCTCCACTTTGCGCTTCTGCGCGTCTCGCACCCGCATGAAATCGATGAACTGCGCATCTTCCGCATTCGGCGGCAAGCCGCGCACACGCACCCGAAAGCGGTCGCTATCCTCGCCCCACTCGGCCAACTGCTCGTCAATCAGTGCTTTGTTGGGGAACTTGCAGTCTCGCGCATCGATGATCCACGTCTTCCAGCCGCGCGACTTGCCAGCGAAGACGATGTCATGGAAGCTGCCGCGGCGCCGCGTCGGGTTGCCGAAGAGGAACTGCATCGGCTCACCGTCCGTCAAGCCGCCTTCCTGCACTTCGTGAATCACTTCGGGCACGTTGCTGTCTTCGTCATTCACGTAGAACGAGGTCGACGCCGCATTGTGCTGGCCGGCGAACGATTCGCTATTGTCAGGGTCGCAGGTCTGCGGGCTGACTTTCCATTCGGAGCGGTAGCCCTTGCGATACATGATGCTGGTGTTGATTTCAAACCAGTGCGCGGTAATGGCGCGCTTGGCCCAGGTCGTGATGCTCGGCCAGGTCTTGTCCTGCAGCTGCGGGCCGGTGTTGGCGGTGATGACGCCTTTGGCGTTGCGTCTGGTCGACATGATGAACGCGACGACCATGCCCGTGAGAGCGCCCTTTCCGATGCCGTGGCCGCTTGCAACAGCCGCTCGAATTGGCATAACAGGGTGGACGCCATCAAATCGACGTTGAGCAATTTCATGTCCGAGCCATTCGAGGAATTCGCATTGCCAAGTGTCGGGTTCGGTGTAGGGCTCGAGCGGGCCAGGTTCGCCCCACGGGAAGGCGCCGCGGACCCAGGAGAGCGGGTCAGCGTAGAGCTCGCCGCACCAGTCGTGGAGTTCATTCTCGAAGTGGCGCGCGTCGGACGCCGGTAGCGGCATCATTCGAGCACATCCGTGACTCGATAAGTCAGAATCTGTCGCGGGGCGCGTGTCATCCATTGCCAAAACGTGCGCCGCCGATAGACGCCTTCAAACGTAATGACGTCGCCGACGATAAGCGGTGGTGGCGGTTTCTCAGCAGAACCGGTGATAGTGAGTTGATTCCACTCTCGCGGGTCTGATGCTGGCATCATGCGCATCATGCGCAGCGGCCCATCTTCGCGAGCAGCCAGCGGTGTATCGCGCAGTCAGAGCCAGGGCAGCGATGCGGGAATCGTCGGAAGTACGCGCCGCTCCAATGCCCGTCGACCAATAGGTAGAACATCACTTCGGCTTCCTCTCGCGGATCTTCGCGAGTTCTGTGCGCGGCACCCGCTTGCCGTAACAGCGGCCATGCAGCGGTGGCAGGGGCGTGGG